TTATTTTGTGTGTTGATTGCAGAGTGGGCAGATTGTGAAGTCCGGCTTGGATGCCCGTTGCCAAGCGGAAATTGTGCATCCGAATGCGAATGCGATTAAAATCATAATTAGAAAATCTCTCATTTCAAAAATAGGTGGAGAATTGAAATCTTCAGTTCATTCCAAACGAACTGAGCGACATAGTATTCGCGTTTGATGTAAAGCCAAGCGAGCTTTAGGTGGTACATGGGATTGATATTGTAACACTAAAACTCTACGGGTCTATCAGAAAATTCGATCCACCAACGAGTGTCCATTGATGGAAGGTAATCGCACCATTCCTCCGGTCTTTTCGTTGTAACCCAGGTTTTGAATGCTTCACGCTCTCCACGCTCTTCACAGATGTCATACCAGTTGCGCTTCTTTTGCGCGAGGTTGGCGTTAGAGTGTGTTTTATATGTGTTCTGGTGTGATGGTATTGAATTAGGTGTTTCATCCTCCCAACGCCTTCCGTTTAGCCATGTCGCAGGGTGAGGAATAAATTGAGGATCAGTCCAGAGCTTCATTTGCTTTTGAAGGGATGGCATGACTTCAGATAGAACGCACTTCTGTTTCTTCCACGATTTCTCGGCATTGGTTTTGGAAACCTTGCGCGGGTAACTGGAGTAGAAAGTTTCAAAGTCCGAAGCTGCTGATTGCATTTCAATTTCTGTCTTCGCCCTGGCATCGTTTAATTCTACTTGTATTTTACTGTTCAAAACAAATTCTTCTCTTCTTTGATCACGCATAAGTATTTCATTACCATTAAAAGGTATTTCATTTATCAGTAAAGGGTATTTGTCTGCGGAATTTCCACCCTGTGGGATTTCCGTAGTGTGGAATTTCCCCAGTGTGGCATTCATTGCATAACGAACTTTTACATACCAACCATCTATCTTTTTTTCTTCTGTTCTAACCTTAACATCTTCAATAAATTTTGCCTCAACCAATTGATTCTTTGCTCTTGAAAACCTATCCCTCCCCCAGTCCAAAGCTTTCATTACATACTCTGATGTTGCAAATACATTTGAATTCTTCTGCCACTTCCTAATGTAGCAGTATAAAGTATAAAGAGCGATGCAGTCTCCTGGGTTTTGCATCTTTAGCAACCTATCTATCGAAGGCTTCGTTACTCCAATCAATATATCTTCGATACTTCCTTCTTGCATAGTATCGACTCGTTCATATTGCTCAATTTTGTATTCCATAATAAAGGGGGCCATCCCCCGCCACGGTAGAAGACCGATTGAATGTCGGGTAGAAATATTTCCGTGACGGAGGGATGATATATTGTTGTTTCGATTTAATCTTCTATTGCGTTCGTTTCTACGCGAACGGCTGTATTTCTACAGCGGATTGAACACTACACTGCCTGAGTGTAGAGTCAAGTATTGTTTAACGATACTTGAGAGTCCTCGTTTTATGTGGTTGCGAGGATGGTGTTATTCCTAACCAGATCAAGCCCTGCCAAGGGTTTCAATCCGCCACAATACCACGTTATTGCATCTCAAAATTCTAAAGTTCGTATCCGCCCTTGTCTTCTTCAAGCAGACCATAAGCCTCCATCAGCCTTGCTGTCGCTTGGTCTACCCAATCCATGCAAGCCGTGTGATTAGGTTTCTTGTAGTCAGCAATCGCAAGGATAATATCCGTCTTTGCAGACTGAAGTGCAAGCCAAACCTTTTGTTCGTTGCTCATTTTAGGGTTATTTTTAAAAAGTATTCTTTTACTATTGTTTGGTATGGATACATTCCACGCTTCTCCCACCAATCTATTGGCTCACACTCGCAATCATGCACATGTTCTTTGTGAATATTGCATTTGTAATCTTCACAGGAATCGCAGGGTTCCCAGCATGGAATATTCTTTTTCAACCGTTTAGTTTCTCCAATAGTGTCAGAAAAGCTCTGGTTGCTGTTGCGGGGACAACTCCGTTTCCGAGCAATCGGAGTTCGTCCGTGCGGTTGTCAGTTTTAACCATCCACTCACGAATTTTGGCCAGTTCTGAATTACTGAGGCCGGACAACTCGGAGATACCCAACCGAGATTCAGTCCCATGAGTTGAGTAACCCATTGGCTGTTCAATTTCGCTGCACTCGGAGGCATTGGCCCTGTCACTTTCTCGTTTTCGTGTAGCACTTGGCTCTGAATCGGCTTGTGTAGATTCACTCCTTTCTCGGTCTGCTGGAATTCCGCTCGCTTCGTCCATTGCTCCGTGTTCTCTGGAGGCTGGAAACAGAAGCTGTTCGGTGTTGCCCATGTCTCCACCTGAACCTGACCAAGTAGACCCAAGTCCTTCCCTCTGGCTATCCTTGTTTCCGCACTCTCCTGTCCACCCACTCTTGGAGTTGCCCATGTTTTCAGGTCTCGCCCCAAACATTTCTGGTTGCTCCCAATTGCCGTCCTCGCTCCCTCGATATGGTCGCTCGCTTGAGGAGTTGCCCATTGTTGTCTCCCAACTTGAGTTTCTAAATTCGGGAATCTGTTTTCTTTGTTCGCTGACTCTTGTGTTATTGTTGCTGCCATTGCACTGCACGATCTTGGAGTTGCCCACGATTTCGGAGTCGCCCCCACTTGGTTCTGAAGGTAGATTTGCTTGCTGGTATTCTGATTCTTCTCTTCCGCTACAGATGGTGTTCTCCACATCTTCTCCTGCTCCTCCATTGCTACCTTGGTCGTCAGGAATAACTGTTTGTTGATCCCCTGTGCCTTCTTTGCATCCGCTATCTGCTGCCACTTCACCGGATCCGCATTGACTCCCGGCCTGCTGTCCCCATCCGCTGATGGTGTTGGCCACAACTCTTGGCGGCTCCCATCCGTATTGGGGTTGACCTGGGCGGCTGGGCCATGCTGTTGCGCCGCAATGTTGAGGCTCAAGAACATCTTTCCGCCACGCTTCTCCTTTGCTGCGGCATATGCTTCCGGCGTCCACTGCGTGTCCTGCGCTTGAGGTGTCGGCCAGTTCGCCGCATCCTTCACCACCGCAGTCCCCAAGTTGGGATTCTTTCGATTGCCTTGGGTCGGGCCGGAATCCTTCCAATCCCGCGCATTTGAGGTAGGCCATGATGAACACTCGTTTGCGCTGGTGGGGAGCGCCGACTTCAGACGCACTGAATATTCCTGCCGTTGCTTTGTAACCCACCCGTTCCAACTCTCTAAGGACATGGAGCAAAACTGGCGTTCCGGCTGGGTCTGCCCAACCTTCTCCAGTAAGTTTGCTTGAAAGGATTCCTTCGACATTTTCCAAGAAAACAAGTCCTGGTCTGCATCGTTTGATTCCATCAATGATGAATGGGAAGAGGTGTCTTGGGTCTTGATCTCCATCTCGCTTTCCAGCAGCGGAGAATGGCTGGCAGGGAAAACCTCCCGATACCAAGCTGACATCTTGAAACTCTTCCCAAGGGAATGTCCGTAAATCATTCCAGATCGGAGCCGGAGGAAGGAGTCCTGCTTCCATTTTCGACAAAGCATTTTCCAGAGCAAATGCCTCGATCTCGCAAACAGCAGCGAGTCGTAGTCTGTCTCCGAAAATTCGGTGGAGTCCGAGGTCGATACCTCCGTAGCCAAAGCAGAGGGAAATGTGTGAGAGGTTAGGTTTTTGGGTAGTATCCACATTAGTGTTTTTCTGGTTTATTGTTTAACAATAGCGAGCGTGATGTAGTCCTTGACGAACTCTTCTGCTGTGTCTTGATCATGGATCAACTTTAATTTGATCTTATCAATACCTCCATCTTGCCGATAAATTGTGACATCGTTACCTGCGATCTTAACCTCGCAGCCAAGGTGAATGAATGTATGTTTCATGGAAATCAGATATTGACACACCACTACATTTAGTGCAAGATATATTTCGCATGAACGCAAAACAACGCATAGAACAAGTAGAGTCAAAAATACTCTACCGCAAACAAGGAAAGCGATATATACAAGTCACAGACGATAACTCATACTTTGGGCTACAGGAGGGTTACTGGCTCGTTAAGATAGCACCAGGATGCACCAGCGTCCGGCAATGTGTTTATCCAGACAAGGCTGAAATCCAAGCTGCCGCACATAACAAGCAGGATAAGTTGATGGAAATCGTCCGCAAGGCTGGAGAAGCAAGACCCAACCCGATCAAGCTCACCAAGGAAGAACACAAGGACTGGCAGGCATTCATCAAGAAACACGGTGAGTCATTCAATATGCTCTGCTACCCATCACTCCAAGAAGTAACCGAAAAGATAATCGATGAACTATTTAAAAAGGACTAATATGGAAGACACGATGCCAGAATATGTGGGAGATTTCACCTTTCGTAGTATTCCTCGCCCAGAAGATGTCCCGCTGGAAGTAAATCACAGTCTCCTCGCACAATGCGAGATAGATTCACTTAGGGCTGAAGTGCGGTCTTTGGTATATAACCTCTCTCTTTCACAGGGTGAGGTTGCAAGGTTGCGAGATATGGTTGAGAACCCCAATGGATACTCAAAGTTCCTTGGCTTCCCATTCCGGTATCTTGACGAGTCCGAAGATGATTGCCGGAGGTTTACCTACCAAGTCTTCTATTGCGGACACTGGAGGGATGTGGGTATTTGCTCCCTGTCATTCAACCGAGAGGAAGCGATTGCAGAGATTATCAAAATGATCCATAGGGAGGGCGCGAAATGAGTGCCACCCCAGAGACAGATGCTGCACAACATGAAGGGCTGCTCAGAACAAACCCAATCCCATTGCAGGTCGTTACAGTCACTTTCGCTCGCAAGTTGGAGCGTGAGCGCAATGAGCTACGGGCTATCGTTCAGCAACGATTGGTTGCAGGAGCAACAATACATCAAAACGCTAACGATTTGGTGCGTAAAAACGAGCGAATTGAATCGGAACGGGCCGACCTCATTGGAGTAATCAAGTCTCTACGCAAGAACGCAAGAGAGGATGCTGATCGTATAGACGAACTGGAAAAAGCATTGTCTTATGGTAAGGGAGGCGAAACACTTCTATCTAAATTCTTAAAAGCAGTAAAAGATAAGGATACGATACAGCAAGAGGCAAAGCTATTAGTCAAACTACTTGTTCTTCAAATTGAGCATCCCGCATATTCAGTAGATGATGTTGTTGGGAGATTGAATCTAATGGCAGATGCAAAGAAATTCATAAATGAAGTGTAGAGAATGCGGTAAGGATACCGAGGTTAAGGACACTCGCGTTCTGACAACCAAAGACAATGTTTGTTTTGTCCGGCGTATTAGGTATTGTTGCAAGCAAGCAATCACACACGAAGTCTATGTTGAAGATAGTCCAATACCGGACATTTACAGAATGAAAAGAATTCGTAAGCCTGCCAAAAAAACAAAGCCCAAAAAGAAAAACCAATGGTTAAAAAACATAATGTCAAAGCTGGATTCGTAGGATGGATTTGATTCCATTCATTGGTCTTGAGAATGGGGAGATGAGAATATTCGTCTCTCCATTCAAGCTGAATAAATTAGGTGATATGCACATGAGAGGAAAAGAATTTCCAAAGTGTGTTTATTCGCCAATCGAAAATAGCGAATGCCTTGAAACTCTAAAAAGTATGGAACGCTATTATGCCCCTGTTAAGAAGAAGTAGGATGAACAAGGTGTCAGCAAGGCACTCTAAAGAACTCGTTAAGTATTCTCAAGCAAGGAAAGAACACTTCGCATTGAATCCATATTGCGAGATTTGTGGATGCGATGCTACAGACATTCACCACATGGCTAAAAGGGGGAAGAATCTGTGTAATAAAGACACCTTCTTATCAACCTGTAGATTTTGCCATACTAAATGCCATGACAATCCAGCCTGGGCCAAGGAAAATGGATACACGCTATGACCCAAAAAGAACTAATGCTGGCATTCCCAAACGCCTCACAATCATTTTTACAAGCCAATGCAACTAAAACTCACAGTCCTATACAGAACCCCGTCCCTAAACAAAACTATGCGCCAACACTGGGCAGTCCAATACAAGGAAAAAAAGCTGGCTTGGGACGCGCTGTTGGACGCATTGACGTCCGCTTCACTCTGTTCCGAGTCCGGTGTCTTGATCCAGACAACGCCGCAGCTTCCACAAAGAATCTACTTGATGGCTTGCGACACTCTGGACTCCTATCTGAAGACAACCCATGGACAATCCGCCTCCAAATCGAACAAGAAAAAGTTAAGTCCTTTGATCAAGAAAAAACAGAAATAGAAATTAATTATCCCATTGACTATTGGGAAGTAATAAAATAGATTACACATAGCTGGGTGCGTGTGTGCGTCCAGGCTTGTGTGTTCATGGTGGGGGAGGGGGTTAAAATCCTCTCCCCCTTCAGCATTTAAGCCTAAAGAACCCGGTCTTCCGCGCAAAGCCTCCAGCAATAATTACAAATTGTTTGTACTCTGCACCCGCTCTTTCAAGTGCAGCCTTTGCAGCAGGCCGCGATCTATTCATATTCTTAGATGCCTCATAGATGGAAATCCACCCATCCTTTCTAAGCCCCTCAATAGAATTAGTTTTGCTTTGGTCGAACAAACCCTGCCAAGCAGAGTTTATAGCGGCAACATCCACGGGTTTCCCCTTTTTCGTTCGCATATATTTACTGTTATCTGTGTGTCTGTGTAAAATCCGTAACCAAATCCTTGCGTCCAGGCAAGCGTTTGGCGTTTCGTTTTGGAATAGTCAGCACCAAAGCGCATCAACATACCAACTGAATATCCGGTAGCCCCATTGAGTGTTCTTGCTTGTTCTATGCCAGTGCGATGCACATGCCCCATAATGCAATTTCCAAATGTTTCTGCGTGATCCCTAATACTGGCTACGTTATACATAAAGCCGTGGATAAATTTTGTGCCTCCAATTATAGGATGTGACTGCATATCATATGGATATGTCCTGGCCTTTAGGTTCTTTGCAGTCTTCTCAATCTCTTGGATAACCAGTGTTGCAGCATGGGCCGCTAACGCATTAGGCGAATTGGCAAGCCTGAACAATCTGTCCTCATGGTTTCCGTATAGGATATGATTTGGGCGAAGCTCTTGTAGGAAATCAACACCAGCAGAAAGGTCTTCCGCTACTGATGCTGCACGATCTGCTGCATTTGGGTCATTCATTGCTCCAGAACGAGCCGCTGCTGCGTCAATGAAGTCTCCGAGATGGATGGCAGTATTTGGCTTAAAACTCTCCTTAAATCTAAGCACAGCGTCTCTGGCCTCTGGGTCAAGGTGATCTCCGTGAGAACAACTAACCGCCATCCATTTCTTCCATTGTTTATTTATTGTCGCCATGTTCTTCTATGAGTTGAATTTTAGGACACGGGAAGTCATCCTGACTCCACATTGGCTCTCCATTCTCTTTCAAATGTGGAAAATGACGAAGGCATCTGTATGCTCTCTCTTTCAGTTCAGATACTTTCTTAGGTCGAGTGTCTGTATACAAAAGATCACGCAGGAATTTCTGTGTTTTAACCAGTGAATTTAGTTGTTCGTAACGTAAGCTCATTTTTGTAATAGTTCTTTAGGGAATTTGTCCAACAATTGAACAAGGGCTTTCTCTCCAACAATAATAGCATCCTCGTTTAATTGAGGGAATGAGGCATGAAGAACTTCGTGCATTGCAGTGCCAAGAACCATATCTGGGTCTGGTGTTACAAATATCTTTTTGTCTTCAGATACACAAAGCCCAATGTCATCTTCTTCAACTCCAATGTAATCGTTTGGCGTTGGTTTCTTAAAAAGAATCTTCCATTTCACTCCATCAATTTTAATGAAGATGTGCTTCATGTTGTTGGGATACTAACAATAAATGTGAACAAGTCAAAAATAATTTTAATGCGCTTGCGTAAACTATTGGCTTATCACCATTTAGTTTTATCAGCCCAATATGCAGCAGACATTTTTCCTTTAGCAATATTCTTTGAATGGCGAGCTTTGAATGATGCCCTACGCTTGCGATCTGCCTCAGACTCACCCTCGCGTTTGGGAGAGCCGGATACACCTTGTTGTCCAAATCGAATCGTTCTTGGTTTTCCATTGTCACTCACAAGAACTACATGGGATTTCGCTGCTCCTGGTGTCCGTTTAGGTTTATTCACACCGGACACACCAAGCCGTTTCATTGCTGATTTGATTGCATCACTCATTTGTAAACGCCTCTCTAATGATTTGTTTTACATGGGCAATCTGCCTTGCCTTGAGACATTGCCTTAGAATTTCTTTAAGTTTTGCGTTTTCTTTTTCCAACTCTTTGGTCTGACTATCTTTTTGTTCCATAATTGTTAAACAATAAATCCCTTACTAAACTTTAGCGCATTGTCCCACCTGTTTTGAAGACCTGCCCAGAACTGCTTTCTCGCTCCAACCGGAGGTGCTATACGAATCTCATATGTCTCCCTTGCCTTGCGTAGCTTATCCAGTAGTTCTGCTGGACTTCCATTCCCCATAGCCGCTTGGGTAACGGGGCCAAACTTGCCATCGTCTGGAACTCCCAATGCAATTTGCAAAATACGCAATGCACCTTTCGGCCCTCGATTAAAAGCTGTGTCACGAAGGAATGCCTCAACAGCAGGGTTGCGAGTCCAGTTGCTAACTACATTTGTGTAGTCCATTAGATATGCCTTTGCATATTCTTCTGCTTCAAAATGCTTACCCTCTTGAATAAGGTTCTTCAACTTCCTCGCAGCTTCTGGATGATAGCGATCATTGATTCCGGCAACCTCATACGATCCACCACCATCAGCGGCAGGCAGATCATAGACCTTGAGGTTTCCTTGTTTGTCCCTACGGGCTTCTGAATCCAAGATGAACCCAGCCATGTCAATTCTTTTAGGCATAATTAAAAGTCAGCAGAACCCTTGATCTCTCCCTTGAGCGGGAACAACGCAATGCTATACTTGAGGCTATCAATAAGCCTAACAAGGAATGAGCGTTGATCTACAATCTCGGTAAACTTAATAGGGTTCTCATACCAGACATTTGATGGATACATCTGACCATACGAGCATGCAGTCATTGCCAAAAGCAAACCGAATATCTTATTTCTCACGGGCTTTGCTTTACGCACTTCTGCACTGGGATTGAACAATCCCCCTGGTCTTGTCCTGCGAAGCGTCTTACGAGCCTTCACGCGCCCGTAAACAGCAAGTCCTGCACCCGCCATCTCCATAGCAATAGTAACAATGTCCGTAAGTTCTTCGTTTATGATATCTACATTGAACCACTTTAAAGCTTGAGCGAGCAGCATAACAACGATTCCAATGATCGTCCTACTCTGCCACCATGGCTTGTCTCCGTTCATTTTCCGATGCGGGAAAGAGCCAGTTCGATTGCAAGGTTAACTGCCCTTGTAGAGGCATCCATACCTTCTTTAAGTGCGGCTTGCTTGATTCTTTCTCCAGCAATCTTGCGCTTCTCATCTCCACTTGCAGAAGAGTCTACCAAAGAAGATACAACTTCAACGGCAATTGGAAGCAGTGCCTTTAAGATATTCGCAGTGCTATGTTTCAAGATTGGAATAATAAACTCCAATACAGATTTAGATGCTCCGGTAAGTAACGACAGTGCTTTTAGTAGTAGTGTTTTCATTTTGATTTGTTCGATCATTTAAAAATAAGTTGTGATAATTGCCATGCCTGCACCGCCCACGCCACCAGCACCAGAAGTTGCGCCAGTTTCAGTTGCCCCCCCCCCACCACCGCCACCTGCGGGAAATCCTCCTGCGCCTCCATTGCCTCCAGAAACAATAATTCCCGCACCACCCCCCCCACCACCTGATCCAACGGAAAAAAGACCAGTTGTTGCAGATGCGTTATTTATTCCTGCCCCGCCATCAACTCCAACCGCCCCACTTGTTCCACCGATATAATTTAAAACATTTGATCTTCCGCCAGTGCCTCCTGCGAAAAATGTTCCCGGTGTAGCAGAAACTGATCCTCCGCCACCACCTCCAGCACCACCATATTGAGTAAAAGTAGTAGCAGAAGTTGGCAAACCAACACCTCCGGGTGTAGATGATCCTCCATTACCGCCATTATTTGCTTGTAAAATTCCAATACCTCCCGCGCCTCCACCATCCGAACCAAATCCACCACCATTCCCGCCTGCACAAATTAAAGAGTTAAATGTTGTATTTCCACCAGTTCCACCAACCCCACCATTTCCATTTATTGCAGTCCCTGTGCCGCTTGTTCCGCCAGCACCTATAGTAATAAGTTCAGTATTACCTAAAACACTTTCAGGAATTGTTATATTTAAATAACTTCCCCCGCCACCACCTGCACCTCCACCTTTTTGCGCTCCAGAAAAAGTATTTTTTCTGCCACCACCACCACCCCCCCCACCACCAAAAAGTTGGATGTTTACGGATTTAGCGTTTGTTGGTTTTGTCCAAGTTGAGATTGATGTAAAAATTTGTATGTTAGCTGTTCCTCCACCTGCCGATGGGCCAGTAGCTCCTGTTGCCCCTGCAATAGTAGCTGTAGTTTGAATGGTTCCGTCACCAAACTTGATGCCAGTGGAATCAAGTTTTAACGCAACTAAGTTATCGGGTTCTACACCAATTCCAACCTTGCCAGTTGCACTTACAACAAACGGAGTGGTGTCTGGAGTTGGAGTTTCGTCCTCGATGCGAAGACAGTCTCCTGTTCCCGTTGTGTTTGTGATTTTCAATCCGCCACCATTGCCGTTTTGAGTTACAAGAACTGTTGGAGAAGTTCCAGTAGATGTAAATGCGGCGGCAGAACTCGGAGTATTAAATGCGGCTGAATTTGTTACTGTTAAAGTATTACCAGAAGTAACGGGAGCGTTAATTGTTTGTAATGCAGTAAAAGCATTACTTTTAAGAGTTGCTAAATCTATTGTTTCCGGCGATCCACTTGTTCCTCTTCGCATTCTAATACCAGTAGATATTGCCCAAATATCCCCCAAATTAGGAGAGGTAGGATCAACTCCGTATGGGATATTTAAACCACTATTTACTGTTGTTGACGCTGGAAGCGTAAGCTTACCCGTCATTGTGTCTCCAGATTTTTGAACGAACGTAGAGGTATCTGGAGAAATACCAGTTGCTCCAGTCGCTCCAACGCTACCGATTCCTGTTGCGCCTGTGCTACCAATTCCTGTAGAACCAGTTGCTCCGTCTACTCCAGCGGTTCCCGTAGCACCAGTAGCTCCCGTCACGCTTGCGCCTGTTGCGCCAGTTGCTCCAGCCCCTCCAGTAATGCCTGTTGCACCCGTAGCTCCTGTTGCTCCAATAGCAGATGCATTAGCTACAGAATTCCAAGCATAACCATTCCATTCCCACGTCTTCCCGCCGGATGAAAATTGCTCCCCAATAGTTGTTGGTGTTGGAAATGTGATAGGCATATTAGTTTTTATTCTTGTTCCAGTTTCTGATGATAACAGAAAGCGATGCTATGCCAACTACAATACCAATGCAAAGAGAACCCACGCGAAGCCATTGTTCGATTTCTGGCAAGAAAGAAATTCCCACAGATGTCGCTGTAGCTAACACTCCTGCCATTCCTGCGTTAAATGAGTTCGTATCCATTTTCTGTTTCTTCTGTTTGTTATGGGTATTTAAGGTCGAGTAATTTAATCTGATCGTCGCATTCTTGTTCCGTGCCTACAAATAAAACTTCCTGCGTTGAAATAGCTTGGTCGGTTTGCTCGTAAAATATAATTGTTTTTTCAGAATAAACCAATTTCCAATTAATGGACTCATCAAACGACCATCCGTTTTCATTAGGCGGAATTATCATGCTATTGTTAAAGTTGAATTTGCAGAATTGTAAGTTGCGGTTCGGCTTGGTGCGCCCACGAGTGTCACGCTTGCGTATGTTTGCGTTGTGGCTCCGGGCAGCAATCGGTAAGTCTCACCCACGAGTGGAGCAGTAGTAAATGTTACAGAAAGTGTTGTGTTTGTAAAATTTGCTAACGAAAATTTACCAGCAGGCCCACTGATTAGAGCGGCAATTCTGAGTGTTCCTGCGGTGATGCTTGTTGATCCTGTGTAGGTATTAACACGATTAAATATCTGTATGCGCCCGGCACTATTCATAACGACAGAAATGTTATTTGTCGTGCCGTCCACAATCGTTCCGTTATGTGTTCGATCTCCAGTCATGCCTGCAATAGTTAAAACCGAATTGACTGATCCATTATTAACTATGCGTACACCATTTCCGGTTGTAGGAACAACCGAGGCCAAACCTCCGAGCGATTGGTTGTATCCATTTAAATCAACTGAGCCAGTGGAGGTGGTCACGGCATTGTTCAGAAAAGAACTTGTTGAAAGAGCATTATTGACTCCTAAAACACAACTCCCAGCCCCGTTTATTATCGTCTGAACATAAGTGCTTCCAGCGGTATTGAGCGTCCAGTTTCCAGTTGCGTTAATATCAACGAATGATGTGGTTGGTGACAATGATATTACTCCGTTTAAAAACGAACTATTTCCGGACTGACTTCCTCGCAACGAAATTGTTCCGACAAATGTTGATCCGCTGATGCCTCCAGACGCGGTAAGGTTTCCAGATGATTGCGTGTTGCTGATATAAATCGTTGTCGAATTTGGCGTTGTTATTGCAATGCCCCCTGTCAAACTGGTGTTGCCTGTTCCCGTGCTGGCTATACCCTCGCGGCCTGTGCTACTGTCGATGCTGATGGGGTTGGCTATGGTAAGTCCACCATTCACTGTAAGAGTGTTAAAAGCTCCAGTTTGAGTTGATTTGAGAAATATCGTTCCAGTTCCAGCGGCGTTTGCGTTTGCAAGAGTGAGGATACCGTTGTCCAATATGGTTACTCCTCCAGTAAAAGTGTTGTTCCCCGAAAGTGTTAATGTGCCACTACCATTTTTAATAATACCGATTGCACCAGAAATAACCGACGAAATGGTTGTGGCCGAGTAAACCATAAACTGCCGGAACGCACTTGTCGCAGATGTAATTGTTCTTACTGCGTTTAATCCTACATTTGCCGCACTGGAATCCGTTAATTTCATCCTACGATTATGTAAAGCGTGTTAGCAGTCGGAGTTAAAATTCCGTTGTATACCGCTTGAGTAATTTGAACCATATTAAGCAGTTGGGTTCCTCCTTGTGCTGCGGTAGTGTCGCTTAAAACTCCAACATTAGAAAGAGTTCCAATATTAAGAGATAGACCTGTTCCAATAGAAATTTCTTCTGCCGTTCCTACTCCCAATGCTCCTCTTCCAAGCAATTTTTGGCTTGCCATGCTGGTCGAGATAACTGGAGTCGCCCCGCCAGTGCTTGTTAATGGCGCAGTTGCCGACACTGATGTCACTGTACCAACCCCCTTGCTATTAAATGTAGTCCAATCAGCGGAAGTGAGGAATCCTTTTGCGGATGCTGATGCCGCCTGCCCAGTAGTATAGTCGATTGAAACAACTCCTGCCGTTGCGTTAAAATCAGAAGAATTAAAAGCAGCAGCACCTTTTGTTGCGCCATCTGCGGCTGCGTTTGCTATACTAATTGCGGGAGTTGCCCCACCAGATGATGCTATTGGCGAAGTGCCGGTCACAGATGTTACTGTTCCACTCCCCGTTGCTGCCGTTGTTTGAATAGTGCCGTCACCAAATTTAACTCCAGTTGTATCAACAGAAATTGCAACAGTTGCGTCTGGGTTTACTCCAATACCAACCCTTCCTGTTGCCGAAACAACAAACGGAGTTGTTTCTGGAGAATCATCCTCGATGCGTAACGATTCTCCTGATCCTATTGTATTTACAATTTTAACTCCACCACCATTTCCGTTTTGCGTTACAAGCAACGCAGGATTTGTTGAGTTGGTCGTTGTAATCGTCTGATAATCGGTAAACACATTAACTTTATTTATTGCCGCGACACTGCGGGTTGTTGATGCATTATCTCTGTATCTTAAATTGCCGTCAAAAAATAAATCCCCCGGCAAAGGACTCGTTGGTGCTGTTCCATTACCTAAATTTAATGGAGCAAGTGAAGCAGTTGATGCTGGCAAGTTAAGTTTGCCTGTCATCGTGTCGCCAGTTTTTTGGACGAATGTAGATGTGTTTGCCGCTGGGCCAGTAGCTCCAGTCGCGCCATTAACGCCAGCGGTTCCCGTTGCACCCATAACTCCAGTAGCTCCGGTTGCCCCAGTGCCAGTCGCTCCAGTTGCACCATCAATGCCTGCCACACCCGTTGCTCCAGTTGAGCCAACTTCGCCTTGAACTCCAGTAGCCCCCGTGCCTCCTTCAATGCCAGTTGCGCCAGTCAATCCCGTTGCTCCAGTATCTCCAGTAATTCCTGTAGCTCCTTCTAATCCCGTTGCTCCTACTTCGCCTTGGATACCTGTAGCTCCAACATCTCCAGAAACTCCTGTAGCACCACCATCTGCAACTGGTGTCCATGATGCGCTGATTGATCCTGGTGTTGGAGCAAATCCAGGGTTAAGTGGATTCCCAGTCCTGTAATAATAACCACCAAGATAGGTGACTGCTGCGCCAAGGTTATAAGAAACCCCATTGTTATATTCCGCAGCAGGCAATTCCCAAGGAGTTGGGCCTTGTATTCCAGTTGCGCCTTCTAATCCTGTAGCTCCAGTCAATCCAGATGTAACAATAGCAAATATAAGTTGGCGGTTATTGGCGAATCCGGTTGTTCCAGTTCCACCAGATGTAACCAATGTTGCTGGAATTGAAATGTAACTATTTAATGTAATTGTTGGTGTTGCATTAATTTCCCATGTCTGGAAATTATTTGAATCACTTTGATCTTGAATTATAAAAGTATCTCCAGTTTTAAATAGCGGGAAGAATACATCAATGTCATTACCAAGCGCATCGATGTGAGAAAGTGTTACAGATGTTGACGCAACTTGAGATGCGTTGTTCCAAAATAAATGCCCAGTTGTTGGAACTCCAGTTGTTTGGGTTGTATCCGCTTGGTAGTTATAAAAAGTAGCAGATTGTCCAGTTAAACCTGTTGCTCCAACTAAACCAGTAGCTCCAGTTGTGCCAATTCCAGTAGCCCCCGTAGAGCCTTGCACACCAGCGATATCAATATTCCAAGTGGAATATGTTCCGCTTCCTTGAGTTAAAGTTGCATTTATAGTAAATGCAGATGAAGAAATAAATGATGTTATATTTCCTTCCATCCAATTTGTGGATGTATTTGATATTCTAACTCGATTACCAACATTAAATGCAATATTTTCTGGTTGTCTTGATACATTAAATATTTTTACACCAGTGCCAATTGCAATAGAATCATTTGAGGTTAAAACATATCCAATCCCAGTTGCACCCGTAAGTCCAGTAGCTCCAACATCACCTTGTGTTCCAGTAGCACCTGTTGATCCGTTAATTCCAGCGGTTCCCGTAGCACCAGTAGCTCCCGTCACGCTTGCGCCTGTTGCGCCAGTTGCTCCAGTTGCTCCCCCACCAACCTGCGAAATATCATAGGTATTATCTGCAATTTTATAAAGCAGATTGAAACTTCCGTCTCCGTGTTTGGGTTGTTGAGCCATATATTTAAATTCTAATTAAGTTTGATTTGTTGATTCATAAGTTTTTTCAGCAATCTTGTAAAGCAAAACTTCTTTTGAATCTCCATGCTCAACAATAACGCCAAAGTTCTCCGCTATCTTTAGCAGAAGATTGTATTCCGAATCTCCGTGTTCTGGAGCTTGTGCCATATTATGCCAATCCTGCGCGGGATTGAAGTCGTTGTGGATAAGACTCTTCTTCTTCCATTTCGTTTTCTTCACCATCTTCATATCCTTCTGGCATTTCTTCGTCACCAGATTCAGCGAGTGGGTATCCATCAACAGAAACCAATGTAAATTGTCCATCGCCAGCATAGCGAACCATAGCAAGAATTTCTTTCTCCTCGCCTTCTTTCATTTCTGAAACATCCATTCCTTCCGGTGCTGTAAAAACCACTTCATTAGAAGCTGCACCCATACCAATCATAACCGCAAGACCGCCTTTTTTATTTTCGTCCATAGTTGTCTTTCGTTAAAGTTACAAAAAGAGATTAGCGCGGGGAAGCTCAATACCTCCCCGCGCTTGATCTGTTAGCTCTTAGGAGCAGGTCTGATACAGCGTAGCTGGCGAGCAACGGAGATGCATGATAGCATAACCCCACTCAGTGCGCTTTGGCTGTGAACCCTGCATGAACAGAGCGTAGAAGTAACCATTCACACCAAGGATGTTGTTCGCATTATCCTTGTTGTTGATCCACATGAACTCACCACGATAGTTAACAGGATCAAACTTTAGGCCGGAACCTGGGCTTGTTATAACTTGTGCAACACGCGAGGTGTAGACATGTGGGTTGTAGATGAAGCTAACCTCATAAGGAGCGGTGCGGTATGCTGGGTTCACAACAGCCTTGTTGCCAGTGTTGGCAGGGGCAGTGCTGAAGAACGGCACACGAACGAACGCGCCACCTACGAAGTTGTAGCGAGGAGCCTGACGATCAACCAAGTGGACAAAGCCGCTGTAGCTGAATGCAGCACCGAATGGCTTGATAAGCTCATCAACCTGCGAAGAGAAGCGCAAGTCCTGACGGATATCGGCATTCTGTTTCTTGAGGTAGTTGCTTGTTTCTGGCGAGCAGATGAGACCATACTGAGGCTCACCATCAACCATTGCATAATGACCTTCAGCCGCATCACGGGAGAGATCAAGATAGAACTGATCGAGGATACCTTGGTCGAGCGCATAAGCAGGAGCCGCAGCAGGGAACGCTTGGTTCGATCCGCTTGTGGACATTGCCAACGAGTCGTTAACATCAGTAACAACCTTGTTGCCAGCGAGACGAGAAAACTCATCACGGTAGCGATTGCTCCAGAACCACTGGGAGTTCTCTTTAAGAACCTTAACTTCACCAGCAAGCTGCTCTTCAGCCTTCCAAGCGGTGCGAAGATCATTCACACAGAAGCCAGGAGAACGGATAGCGGACTGTTGCAGGTTGTAGCTCTTGAGAGTACGAGCAAACTCAACAACCTGTGGTGTTGGGTTACAAGTATTGCCAGTGCCATCATTAGTTCCAACATCTTCCCACGCAGTCGAGGATGCGTTAGGAACAGTTGTGCGCTCTTGGATAAGAGTCTGAATGGATTCGCCCATTCCAGCAGGGAAGTTGTCTTGTTTGATAAGACGATTCCAAGGGTCAGTTGCGATGAGTTTGGACGAAATCATTTCACCGATTCGTCCGGCTTCCTGTTGAAGCTGATTATTTACATCAGCGAGATTATACTGAGACATATTATTTTATCTTTCTATTTTAAGTTTGGTTGTGAATTACAAGAGCTTTTAAGTTGCCAAATGTAATTGTGTTATTTTTCTTTGGTGAGCCACCTCAAAGACCTTTCGGATTTATAAGCTCAATTTATTTACTGATGTTAAGGAATCAGCGATCCATGTAAGATTTTTAAACAAGTCCTACAACTTGCACTTCGACAAATAAGTTACGCTGTTAAAATAAGCAAGCATTATTTTTAACAATAATAAAAAAAAATAGGACGGGGTTTTTAATCCCGCCCTACTTAGCATCTACACCAATGCAACGCTATCCAGAAATTCTGCTTACAAGACTCTTAACAAAGTCATCTGTATCAACCTTTGTGTAGTCAACTGCCTTTGATGTTTCGCCTGGAGTTCTGGGGGAATTTCCACCAGCGGCAGCAGGAGCGCCACCACGAAGCTTTATATTGTTTTCCTTACTTTCATTCAATTGCTGTTGAAGCGAAGTGATTTGGTCAACCAAGTCAGGAAGAACGGTTGCTCCAAGAATTCCGTAAACCTTGAGATTCTCCGGCCACTCATCGTAACCCATAACTTCTTGCTGAAGCTTGTTCATATCCGGCCTTTTATCTTCCGGCAAAAGACTAAATACCTTTTCGCTGATCTTTGGCAAAACCTCACTCACGGCAGTTTCTCTTTGAGCAATATATTGCTTATATTGATCCTGCTGTTCCTTGCCTTGACGCTCCATAGAAGCCTCGTATGCAGCCTTTGAATTTGTTTCAAGCTCACCCTTGCGCTTTTCGATCTGAAGCAAGTTATCTGCCAATGCCCAAACTTTTGTTTTATCCCGTTCAGACCAATCGGAGATCAAGTTTTCAAGTTGTGCTGGATCACCATTACTATCAGCTTGAAGTGCATTGATAAGCTCTCCAGCGTCCGTCTTATTTCTTTGGGAATAAAACTCTGCGTCTTGAATGATTTGGCTCAGAGGTTCTGCAATGTATTGCTTCCACTCCCTCGTTGACTGAACCCTTGTTAGATAAAGTTCTCCATCAAGTGCTTCGCGCTCTTGCTGAATAGCTTCAAGTTGTTCTTTAAGTTCAGATACTTCACTTGCGGCTTGCTCATACTCTTCCCCCTTGGCTTTAAGTTCTGCAAGTTCTCGCTGTGCGGTTTTAAGTTCAGTCTCTGCTTGCTTCAATTCTTTCCAGCGAATCTTAGCCTTGTCTTCAGTTGGCTCTACTTCGGACTGAACATCTTTAGTAGTAGTTTCAGTTTTATTTTCCTCGCTTGCTCCAGCAGGCTCGGTCTGCGTCTCTTGTTTTGTTTCTGTTGGTGAAGGTTGAGTAGGCTCAATTGGCTTACTCTCCTTCGGCTGCTGGACAGCAAGGTCATTGTTAGCAATGGATGTTAGCGCACTCTTTAAATTAGAGATTGCCGAGTCTGTTGTTGTTGGTGCTTCTTGTGTTTGTTCTGACATATTACTTATTTCTTGATTCCCGCACGATGACGGTCGCCCCAAGATTTGTTCTTGGTTCCAACGCTCGTTTTCTTGCTGGAAGTTGTCGGTGCTTTAACTGCTGTTTCTTTGTTTTTCATAATATTACTCCTGTTGATTGTTTGTTCCCATTGAAAGGCGTTCTGCCTCCAATATTTCGTCTTCTGTATATAGCCCAGTAGACAAAAGCTTTCTTCGCGCTTGAACAATATACTCTTTGTCCAAATCATTCAACTTCTTTTGGTTCACTCTTGTTAAAAGAGTTAACTTGTTAACAAATTCTTCGGCCCCAATTGACTTAGCTGCTTCAATGTCCGTTGGTGCTTTAGGTGAACATTCTTGCCTTACTATGGTAACTGCCTCCTTAAATATCGGCATCTGCAATAATGATTCAAGCATTGATACCTTGTCTGAATTTAGTTGAAATAGCTGCCTTTGTGTCATACCCTAACTCCTTGTGTTTGAATTTTACTTGCAACCTCGGCATCTCTCAATGCTAATTTTTGCGATGCTTCTTGTTGTCTCATAACCATTTTTTGCTGGTGTGTCTGCATATCCATTTCAAGCTTTGCTTGCCGGATTGATCTTTCAGAATCAATCTTTGCCAAGACCGCAGGATCAATTTGAGGTTGAGTCTGCTCTGGTTCTGCTCCACCTTGCATCATCGTTTGCTGTTGCTGTTGAGCCATAAGCTTCTGAACTTTCAGAGTGCCATTGTGGAGAATCTCGTCTGCGTTCTGAAGAACCTGACGGAACATTGCCGACTCACTACGCATTTGCGGGTCTTGAGATAGCAATTCAACATGCTGTGCTACATGGGCATTAAGAGCATTGATACCGCCAAGCATTGGAGCCAGTTGCATTGGATCAAGTTCAAGCAATTCTTGCGCTTGAGTAACCAAAGGATTAAGTGCCTCAACATGAACCTTGGCGTGAACAAGGTTGTTCTGACCATCAAGAACTTGTATATTGCTGCCTGCAATTAGTTGATTGTTCTCAATTTGTGCGATGGATGCATCAATAGTAGGACGCTCAGAGTCACCTGGCTGAATGGCATAACGAGCAGCATTCTCATACCCTGCTGTTTCGGAAGCAATATCCCAAATAAGGTTTTGCTTACCAAAGTCTGGAAGGCTACCAAATATTCCCATAAGGCGATCAAAGGAAACCATGCGAGCAGCCTCTGATCCGGCTCCTACTGGCTTTGTAATCCGCAACCTATCCACATCAAGGTCAAAGAAGGCTTGTAGGTATCTATCCTTCGCACCAAACGATTCAGAACCCCTACGGAGAAGACGCTTATGAAGCTCAATTACCTGCTTACCTCCAGGTTCACGGGCATCATAGTCCTTGCGTTTAAGTCTACGCACCATTTCTCGCATTAGTGATTCCCATGGATCAAAGAAAAGGTTCAAACTTGACACGCTCATTTTAGCAATATTGCTAAGTTCAGCGCGTACTTGTGTAGCGGACTTCTCAACCGAAGTGTTTACCAAAGATTCCGTATTATAACTTGCCGTTCTTTCACGGAAGAGTTGAGTGAATGCACTCACAATTGGCAGGGTTCCGCTGGAAACATTAGGAATTATAGTATCCTTAATGACCTCAATTCCTGGCGAAAGCAAATTATAGATTCCATTTGGGATAAACTGCATCTCTTGCAATGCAGTCTCATCTTTAGGTTGGAATGTTGGCGCAGAACCAAACGATGCAATCTCAAGCAATGAGCAGTATGCGCGATTCAAAGCACCATTGATTGCAAAGACATCATATCCTTGGCCGCGAACTCCATGATAATATCCGTTTGTTCCAACGCCATAGGTAAATACTGTGTATGCCTGATAGCTATTTTCAAACCTGCCAACTTTCTTGAATAAAAAATCTTGAACAGAGTTATCGTCGTTAATCATGTAATGCGATACACGATTGTCAAATTCAGTTACCCACAAATGAACTACGCGAATTGACTGCTGGTTTGCAGCCTGCGTTGTAAAGAACAAATCATTATTCCTAAGTTCCGTCTCCAACTTCTCCCAATCGTATTGCCTAAAGTTAGAGTAGTTGTTGTTATTGTTTACGGACTGGATAATTGACCTGCGACAAGCCTCAATATTGAACCCGTGGATTTTTGCTGTCTCTTCATCCTTGATAAGCTGATAAAGCTGTGTGGGGCTATAGAAACGCAAGCAAGCAGCTACATCGATGTTATCCTGACCAATCTCTGTTTTACGAGGGATTTTGAAATCCGACATATCTGTGGACTTCCAACGCCAATCCCACTCATCGTTGAACATCACAACTCCAACACCATGCTTAATAAAGCTATTGCAAAGCTTGAGGTATGTCGGAAAGAAATTGCGCCAAGACCGGATGGCGGCAGTTACCTCTTGAGCCACAACTTGAGACAACTCGTCATTCTCTGTCTGTGTCCCGTAAAGTGTAGGGCAAGAAAAGAATGTTTGCGGCGCATTGATAATGTCGGTGTATCCGGCCATTGCAGTATCAAGAACCTGCTTTGCAAACCCCCAAGATACATTGACCCTGTATGACTGCCCTGCATTGATCAATGCCCTTTCGTCGTATGGTCTTTCGTTATCATACGCAGCATCAATCTTACTGCGGTCAAAAGACGAAACGGCATCCGCTCGTCGTAGTGTCTCCCAAATCTCATAGGCTGATCTTGCGTCTTTTATCCTCGACGTTGGAGGTGTTCCTTCTTTTGAAAGTGTTTCTAATGCATCGCTCATTCTTCAGTTTCCTTTTTGTTTTTCTTGAGGAACTTTAGGTTAGATGCGCGTTGCTTATATATCTTCGTTTGTTTTTCTGCGTCCAAATCCGAAACATCTTCAAGATCATCCACAATGTCTTCCGCATCCTCAACCGACAAGTTCTTTATCATTTTCATATCGTTATTATTATTGTCCAACAATAACTTGAAGAGTGAACTATCCTTACACCCATGTACAAGAACAGCGTTATCATTCAATGGATTATTCCAATGAATGCCCCAAGCCAAGTTGGCATCCGAATCACATACAATGTTTTCTTGTTCATGGCGATAGTTTTTTGTACGCCAGTTGTTTTGAATTAATTGAGAGTTTTTTAATCTTTTAACAACATACCATTGGATAACATGCGTCCAATGTCTGTTCGTAAGAGACAAAGAATTCAATACAGGAGAAAGGCATATCTCCTTGGAATACACTCCAATTGGAGCCATACGTTGTCCAGCAAGCGATTCCGGCAGTAGCTCGCCAGCCTTCCCCTCATATACACGCTCTCTTGTGCCAAGGTAAATAGATGGTAGGCGCTTTTCCTTAATTGCCTTTGTTGTATCCGCATAGTATTCATCAGAAATTATGTCTAACCAATTAGGCTTAATAATTGTGGTATCAAGCTCAAACCACATAAATGCATCAGTGTCTTTCTTACCGGAAATATGTTTGCATAACTGCTGGAAGTAAAAGTTGCATGACATTGGCCATCCCAACATCGTATCATTAATGATCAATGTTTCAGAAGAAACAAACAGATGCTTGATTTTCTTTTCAAGTTCCAAAACATCTTGCTCAACTTCGCGTGATCCAAAGATAATAAGCTCATGGTCTGTGCCAGGCTTAAAGGATTCAAGGGACTTAACGAGGTTTGGGATTAGGCAACGATCATGCCTTGATACTGGTATTGTTAGCTTCATATTAAAATAGCATTGTGAATGTTGCCTTGAATTTTATTGAGTGCATTGGAGAACACTCATCCACGAACTCTTGGCAATTCACCTTCCGCCACACCCTCCGAGGCATAAAGAAACCATACTCATAAATACCGCGAGAAATAATGATAACTTTAAAGCCTGCCCGATCCAACACGAATCCACTTCCCTCAATTGCCCTTGATGTAGCGAGAGCAAGCGGAGATTTAGTAGGATTGTGTTTATTTCCATTAGCATAATCTTCTGGTGTTACAATAATATTAAAGTCAATGTCTGGTCGCTTATTGTCAATGAAAATCTCTGACTTTGTTTTTTGAAGCCCTAACTCTTGTAAGAATGTCATGTCCCAGCAAAATTAACAGATACCAACTTTATTGCAATAACTATTTGCGATAATTCAAATTTATTGTAATCTTTTTTTGATGAATTCTGTTCCGATTTTTGGCGATCCCATTGAAGGCTACCTGCACCAATATGGGTTTAACTGGCGAAAAAACACACACCAAATAGCTATTGAGTTGGCTATGTTCCGAGAGAAGATAACGAAAAGGATTCCGAAGGACACTGGTGATGTTGATACATTCCATCACTTCCAAAGAATAGCCAGAGCATTCTGGCCAGAGCGTGACACTAAAGCCACAGTCCATTTTATTTGGCATCCTTGGGCTGAACAAATGATTCGTGCAGCGTGTGAACATGAGTATCTTGCAATAGCTGGTTCCGGTGGTTGCGGTAAATCAGAAGCGTACGCAATATGGGCTATCGTCAACTACCTTGCCGATCCAGAGAACACCACAGTCCTTGCAACATCAACTACCATCAAGGCATCAAAGCAGCGTATTTGGGGTAAGATTACTCGATACTGGGGGGTTTGTGAACAACTTGGACTGCCTGGGCATCTTGTTGATTCTGAAAACAAGATCAGCTATGTAGGTCGAGATGGAAAGCGATCAGACCTTTCCGGTATTGTACTGATCCCTGGCGAAAAGAAGAAAGAGCGTGATGCTACTGGTAAGATGCAGGGTATCCACAATAAGAATGTAATCTTTGTGGCTGATGAGTTGTCAGAGTTATCCGAGGCTATTACTGAAGTTGCGTTCTTCAACTTGTCTAAAGGTTGCGAACACTTTCAGTTTATTGGTATTTCAAACCCTGCCTCGTATGTTGATGCTTTCGGTAAGTTTGCCAAGCCCAAAGAGGGATGGGATTCAATTGATGTGGACGATCAGGAATGGAAAACAGATCGTGGAGTGTGTCTACACTTTGATGGATTGAAGAATCCTAACATGGTCGCAAGAAAGAAAATTTACTCATGGATGGAAGGGCCAGCAGACTTTGAGAAAATTCCAGAGGATGCTAAGAACACCTCTTCATTCTGGAGAATGTATCGGGGATTCTGGTGTCCAGCAGGAATCACCGATCAAATTTACTCCGAGGTAGAAATCTTGAATTCTAAGGCTACCGAAAAAGCAATATGGCTGGATAATGACAAAACAAAAGTAGCATTCCTTGATCCTTCGTTTACAAATGGAGGAGATCGAACCGTTCTATACTTTGGTACTGTTGGTAAGCTGGCGGAACCCCACGGATATCGAGGTCTTCAGTATGACGAGTTTCTTGTGTTCAGTGAGGATGTTACAGACAAATCACTGACAAGATCACAGCAAGTAGTGCAATGGTTCAGAAATGAATGTGTGTCACGGGGGGTTCAACCAAAAAATGCTGGGTATGATAAGTCCGGTGCTGGTGGGCCATTGGGAGATTTTATCTCGGTAGCATGGTCAAAAGATGTATATGGTCTTCAGTTTGGTGGACGAGCATCTGATAATCCAGTTTCAGCCTATGATCCAACGCCATCTCACGAAAGGTATGTTAACTCCGTATCGGAAATTTGGTATTCAGCAAAAGAATATATGAGGACAGGGCAGGTTAAGGGAATTGGAGATGAGTTGCTGCGGGAAATGTGTATGAGGAAACTTGATCCAAATGGAGAGAAGAACCTGGCACTTCGCATCAAAGTTCTGCCAAAGTCTGAAATGAAATCAAGGTTTGGTATCTCACCGGACATTGCTGACGCTGGGATGGGCCTGCTGGCTCTCGCAAGGGAAAGATTGAACCTTGATAGCTCTCAAGCAACAAAGGCGTTAAATACGAACAATAAGATAACGAGCGGCGGATGGAAACAAGCGTTCAGTAAATTCCGTTCTATTTACTAATCAAACCTTGCATAAAACCATTTCAATAAAAACCCAACTGCCTTAACAGCCTTATCATTCCAAAGTTTCTCTCATGTAAAAAGTTTATTTTCTTATTTTTTTCCAGCAATGTTCAATTTTATCAAAGTCTTCTTTAATCTCATCAGTTAATCCTTCTCGCTGCACATCAACGGGAACATGAACCGCTGCCTTCAATGAGCAACTGCACACAAGACAAGCCCCAAGGTCTTTGTCTCTCTCTGTTTTTTTGTTCCCAATAATAGAACTCATTAGTGTCATAACCGCGCCCATACACGCACCACATGAAAACTGAAGCGTAACATTCATTGGACAATCAGCACACACAGAAGCCCTCTCTTCGGCTTCAGCCTGCGTTACAAATGCACTTTTACCGGACAAGGTAGATTGCGCCCATGCTTTCATCATATTCAAGAATGACAAAACTGATGTAAGTGAAAGTCTTCTTCTGTGTATTTTCTTCATACTAATCCTTCCGCATAACCTTCCCCACTTTGTGTTTTGCTTACACATTTCAGAGATAAACTCATCCTCCCATGTTGGCGTAAGGAATATTCCATTAGCCGCACAATGGTTTTTGTATGAATTGCAAATAGACCTGTAATCGTAATGATTAAAAACAACTCCGGTTTGAGGAACCTTTATGTTCCAGTTGCCAGGAGGAGATGTAGACCTATCAATATATTCGTATTCAATCATTCGTTCCTTGATCGTTTGACTGCACGAACAGCCATGTCAGCAGCACCTGTGATTTTAGTATCACCAATTGAATATCCTCTAACATATCCTTCAAGTTCGTCATCATAGTTCTTTACGGACATACTTTCAAGTTTCTTTCTATTCTTGAACATCTTGTCTGATACAACCCTTCCATACTCACGGACATATGTTTCAAATTCCTTGTCAGTCAATACATCTCCGAAACGCTTCTGTGCATTACTTCTTGTAGGAATAGATGGGCCGCTACCTTTCTTTAGGATCAACTCATTGAGTTCATTTTCTGGAGTATTTTTAGGGAATGAGAATACTACTGGCACACCAAGCTTAAATAGCTTGTCTCCCCAGTCATCCGCCCTCATGGGTTGCCCAAGGGCATTAAGAGCCTTAGTGCCTATCCACGGGCCAACAATAGGGGTGTTGGCATAGATAGCCCCCTGCAATGAAGACCTGTCAACCGGATCATTGATTAGGTCGGAAATGTTCCTTGATAGAGAAGAGCCAATAATTGGAATAAATGTTTTACCAAAGAATCCGGCTTGGCCAACAAGCTCTTCAGTAATCTTTCCGTCTTTGGTTGCATCAAATAAAGGTTTACTGAATGCAGCATATGGGCCTCTTTGGGCTAATGCAAAGAACGCTGAACCCAATGCCTCTACTGCAAGGTTAAGTTCTTTAGGTTCTTTTTTGGCGAGGTTAAGCTTTTCTTTAATTTTCCAGTCATCCAATGCTCCTGCCAACATTATTGGGAAAAACAATGCTTCACCGCCTCTTCCAATGTTGATTGGGATAATCGTATCACCCATTACAATGTGAAGACTGTATGGTTTATATTTCTTGTTCCAAGCATCATAGTATTGCTTATCACCACTATAACTTGGCCCATTTCCAGTAATAACAATTTTAAACTTTTTCTCTTCGTCATCATCAGTAGAACTTTCTACAAGTGCAGCGAGTCCCAGCATAACGATAGAGCCAGCAATTGTTTCTGTAAGTCTTTGCTTGTATTGAAGTTCAGTCTGAAGACTCATTGCATATGGAGAATCTTCGCCTTTGTTTTTCTTATACTTATCAACTGCAAGACGAACAAACCCATATGGAGAATACCATGCTGTTGTATGGAACACTCTGGCAGGAACAAGTGCAAATCCATAAAGCATCTTTGAAAATATCTGCATGCCTGGCCCTTCTTTAGCTGCACCACTTGCAATCTTTTCAAGGAATGAAATTGGCCAATAAGAAAGTATGCCTTCATCAGAAAGCTTTTTCGTTGTCCCAGAAAGACTGTCTATATCAATCGTTTTGTTTCTTCCAACGGTCTGAAGCGCATCATTAATTGCCGATTCTAATACCTTATCTTTTATTCCCAATTCAGAAAGTCCAGCTACAATCTCATTACGGACAGCAAGATCAGCTAAAACCCCAGCACGATCACCCGCCATACCATTTGAAACATTCTCCTTGTATGTCTGCCTACGCATATGAAGAATCATGTTTGCAAACTCCTTGCGCTTATTCTGCGGAATATTGTTTTGCTTCATTGCCTCCATTGCGTAACGAGTAATGTTTTGATTTTCCAAAGCAGAGATAGCACCTTGATCAAGAGAAGAAAGAACGCGCCCAGTAATTTGTGTCATACCAACAAGCATGTTTGCCATTCCGTTAGCATAGTCACCTTTAGCCCATTGATCTTTTCCCTTGTCAAATAACTCACGAAGGACATTTTGCCCTTGCAAATATTCAACGACATCATTCATGTAAATTTGGTTTCTGAATGCATACGATGACTGGTTATACCAAGATTTCATACTATCCAAGAATGTTTCAAATGCCATTGGGATACGAGATGGTTCAGTAAAGGCATACTTACCAATGTCAGTAATCATATTACGCACAGAAAAACCAACTGGAGAAACAATGTTAACTAAAAGCGTTGGAATACCCATGAGGGCTTGTGCTACATAGTAAGCACCAATTGCATCCTTGAACCTAACTGGCATCTTTGCCTTAACGATAATCTTGTTAAGTTCAGATATCGTTTCTGCTTTAGTAACCTCATCCGAATTTTTATCAGAAAGAATTCCATCCAACTGAACAATGCGCGTAAGTTGTTCCTTACTAAATCCAGACCACCCATTTTCTTTTGCAATGATGCCTTCTGTGGTTTGAGTTGGATCAAGAACTCCGGTTCTGATTGCGTCTTGAATCTTCTTCAGCGCATTCTTACCAAGTTGAGCATTTCTGGAAAGATAGTTATTCCATGGTGCAGACTTAGCCAGAGTGTCTTCAAATGCCTTCTGCTTGGCTTCTGCGAACCTTTCAGCAATAACGCTCTCATATAGCCTTGCAGCGGTATCTGCGGCTTGGCTTGATAACCCTGCTTCAATCAGGTATTCACGAATTACGCCCTGCATCCATTCCGGCTTCTGTTGATCCTCAAGTGGCGTATCTTTGATGCGTTGGATAATGACTGCAAGAGAACCCTTCTCTGCTGCCGTCTCAAGCTCTTTAAGCTCACGATCCATTGTCTTGATCTCATGCTGTCTCCATACGAGGTCAGAGATTGTTTGGGCCTGTGCTTCGCTTACGCCTGCCTGCATGAGTTTAGCTGTAAGCTGGCTTGTCCATGGTTGCTTGCGATTCATGTCCGGCCTCTGCCTCAAGTCTTGTTGAACAATAGCCTTAACTTGATTCTCTTGTTTTTCTGGGAATACTGGAGTATCGGACAATTGATTTGCCAGTTGATCAACAATGGACTGAGCCTGCCCTTCAACATTGTTACGCAATGATATTTTAGCCTGGCGCTTTGCATATGCGGCATTCTTCTTTTCAATTTGCCGCGCATACATATTATCAATGGATTGTTCCAAATAGCTTTTAAGACCATCGTAGTTTTCATCCATCTCTATTCCCGTTTCAAACTCTTTGGATACTCCGTAAATTTTACGAATAATAGAATCAACAATTCCTTGTTTTGTTTTTACTACTACTTTTCCGTCAGCCTCTTCAATTAAATTGCTAATATTTATGTTTTGCTCTTTTAGTTCGGAACTAATTAGACGCTGAAGCATATTGTCACTAACAGGCATATTAAGCTGTCTGCTCATTGATTGATTCCACGCATCAAGAATAATGTCATACTTTGCGTTTACAACTTCCGGCGTATAACCAGACGCAAGATCACTTTCTCTTCTGCGTTCAATTTCCTCAACAATCCTGCTATCAGCTTCAAGTCTTTTCTCATCACTCAACTTCTGCTTGTTCAAAATAGATGCAACCTTCTCAATGTCTGTCATCTTGGTATTAGGGGGTTCACCTTTGAGTCCAAGATCAATCAGCGTCTTCTGAACAATCTTTGCAAGTTCGTTGTTTTGCGCCTGATCAATTTCCCCAAGTGGGCCAGGTTTATTCTCATTGTTACTCATCGTCTGCCAGAATGTAGATTCAAGTCCGCTTGCGCCTTGGTTAATAAGCGTTTTCCTATAGTCAACCATCTTGCCGATAATGAAATCTTTAATGTTTTTGGCTACGTTTACCTTCTGTGGATTATATTTAAGCGTAATTCCTTTGATTTTTTTATCTGCATCTAAATTCTCAAATGAAATAAGAAGCTCTTCTTTCTTTGGTTCAGTTGATTCTTTAATCTTGCCTTCAATTTTCTTGATGACATTTCGGCCAGTTCTTTTCTCAACCTTTTCAATTTCGCCAGCAATATCTCCTGGTTCTCCGATAGGCGTATCTTCTGATGCTTTAATAGCGGCATCAACAACAGCGATTTGTTGTTGGCTTGGCTTGCCTGTTCCAAACAATGTGGCCGCTGTTCTTTCAACTTTAGAATCGTGTTCAGTCTCAAGTGTTTTATACCCATCAATGTCGTATTCACGCTTTCCTCTCAAGACCCTTCCGGCATCTGTTGCTCCACCAGCGAGGTT